TTTTTCTTTACAGCGTTCTACATAGCCTTCTTTTTGAAAACTATGACGTTCAGGACTTTTTGAAACTTTTTTCATTTTTAATGCCAGTTACCTTGGAAACAATGCATGACTTCATGACCTACAGTTCGCATGTCTACTTTGTGCGGCATGATGATATGGCAATTTTTGCCTTCCCAAAAACTACAGGCTAGCATAGGAGTTTTGAATCCACCGTTACCCAGTTGTCGGCTTTTCTTATCACAGGCCTGTTGCATGTCTTTTGGATCAACACTTTCAATAGTTACAGTAATTTTCTTTTGCTCATTTTTTCGCATGTCAAAAATTCTACTGCCGCTGTTATCAAAATCCCACTGTTGGGCATAAGCAGTAAACGGAATGATTAAAAGTGCTACAAGTGCCTTTTTCATATATGCCTTTCTTTGCCTAAAGTTAATAAATGGTACAGACGATAGGATTCGAACCTATAAAGCATGACAATGTCACCCGCCCGTCCCTCCTCGGCCCCGAGGGGCTTTGGAGGAGGTCTACCAATTTCCACTCACGTCTGCATTGTAATTATATGTTCAGTAGTATTTTTTGTCAAAAAAAATGCAGCCAAAATGGCTGCATTTTAGTCCACTGTTGGACCATTTCCGTTTTTGAATCCTACCATTCCGCCTTCTTCTTCGATGCGTTTGATAACGTCTTCAAAAAGGATTGGAGCAAAGTCTGGCGTTTGTTCAACGCAAACACAGTGGTAACGAACATCGTTTTCGTCGGTGTACAAGATCTCTCCAGTACGCACATCAACACCACGCATTTTCTTTACACGATTTGCGTGTAAGTGTCCGTGTATGTTTACACCAAAACGGCCTAAACTTTCTGGATGCACAGGAATGTGACTTAATATCATACCGTTCATAACATGATAAGCACGTAACTCACGGAAGTATTGACGATATTCATCATCGCGGAAGATGTCGTGGTTACCACGAATCAAAACCTTATCACCGTTTAATCTAGCCAATGTACTCATAGCCTTACGGTTAATGACCACATCGCCTAAATGGTAAACTTTGTCTGTAGGCTTGACACGTTCGTTCCAAGCCTTGATCATGGCTTCATCCATCTCGTCTGGATCTGTCCATGGACGCAACTTTGTTACACCGTCGTTGCGTGTAAAACGGCAAACGCCAGCGTGTCCAAAGTGCGTATCGCTAACTAAAAATACGCTAGGCATATTGCCCTCCTTTCTTATTTAAGTATACCAAATTTCTTTAAAACCTTCTTCTTCAGATGGATCTTCCCAATGTGTAGTCATTTGTTGAATAACACGTTTTGGGATCACTTTGCCAGGACGACTTTTCAATCGACGCATAAGTTCTTTGTGTTCCGGTGTCTTAAACACTACAGCAATGTGATAGTAATCGGGCAACATATTAAACTTGCGAGTACGGCTTGCAAGTGTAGTACTAGTTTGATCCCAAATAATATCCTTACCTACTTCACGGGCTTTTATCACCTCTTCCACCATTAAGTCTACAGCAGTAGGCATGAAATCATTAAAGACTTCTGAATATGTTTTGCCAACTGACTTTGCATGTTCTTCTACAAACATGTCTGTAGAAACATATGCCATATCCTTCATCCAATCTTGATTACTGTACCAAGTACTCTTACCCGCACCCGGCACACCGATCAATTGATAGCATTTAGGCATTACCAATTCTCCACACCTGAAATCTCAAAAGTAATATCAGCATCTCTGCCTATAACCTTTGTAGTTACAATTAACTTTAGAAGAGATCCGATACCGCTGGAACTATCACTTTCTAATTTAAAGGTTTCTACTTCTGGAAATTCCGCTAGGATTTCACTGATTAGTTTTAAATCTTCTTTATGTAGGTACATCAAATGTCTCCTTCTCTTTGCGGCGGAACCCAAATCTTTTTGTTGCCTAGTTCATCATATTCAAACGGCACACCATTGATAGTGTGCGGTTCGTTTTCATCATAGGTCCAACCTAAAACTTTCATCATCTTGTGCTTGACCATCAGGTTAGGACTACGGTATGCTTCGGTATCACGGAAGCCCATCATAACTCCTACCTCACAGACCGCACCCGACCTGCAGACTCCTGCTACACAATGAACAACAACATTCATCCGATTGTCTAAAGCATGTTGCAACAGCTTAACTAATTGCTCTGCTTGAGAATCAGTGACTTTAAATTCTTCACCCCACTTGTCATCTTGCTCAAGATCGAGAAATTCAAATTGATGAACTTCTTTGAACTTGTGTCGTGGAGTAGGAAACTCCATTGCAGGATCAACAATCTGTATCAGCATACTGTTAATGCCCACATCGATGTGATGACCTTTGGGAATATCAGCAAGCGAAACATTTTGAATCCATGTCATACATAACTCCTTAACATTCTATATCGATGTTTCGACCTTTGTCCAAATCTAAACGAATATTTCTTGCTATTCGTTCTGCAACAATCTCATCAAATTTTCGTTTTTCAATAAGTTTACGATAGTCGTCTTCACGTTTTTCTTGTAGTCGAACTTGTTCTAAATTATACCTTTTTATTTGGGCTTGCTCAGCTCTTGATATTTGCATTTTAGATTCTCCGCTTTTTCCATGTGTATGCTACACCATCTGGACATTTGCCATCGACAACACTGTCCGCTCCAAACTTACCTACTAGTTCCATACCATTAACAGTAATAGTAACAAACTCGCCTAATTCTTTTGCCCAGTCCATTGCTAGGGCTAATGTTTCAAACTCCTGTGAGTTTGTCTTACTTTTTACTTCTATCATACCATAATTATAACACCAAAATTTGATAATGTCAACTTAAAAAAATAGGGCCCTAAGGCCCTATTCAAACTGTTGTATTAATACAACGTTTAAAGGTCGTAGCGTGGGACCATTACAGTCTTAAGCATGATACCTTCTGGAGTGAACTGATCGAGATCAGCACTCAACAGTGCCTTCATGATGCTTGGGCTGAACCCGCTCACTAGTGCGGCACCGCTCTTGTCAGCCTTAACAGGAACGTTTCCGCTACTGTTCAAGTTCCAGAACACAATTTGAGGAACAGTGTAACCTGCTTCTTCGTACTTGCGTTCGATCATTTCCATTGCGCTGTCGTCGAAACGAGCGCATTGGTTGAACTGCATGTCTGACAAGATCAGCAACATCTTTGGCATGTCGCTGTCTGGTACAGAGCCCTTAACTGCAACGTCTAGAATTTTCTTCATAGCCGCATGCAAGTTAGTACTCATTTGCCAGTCGCTCTTAACCATTTGGTCAAGCTTCTGAAGGATGTCGCCCTTTAGGGTAACAAGTTCTGGCTTGTCAGAGAAGGTCAAGAATGTGTCCTTGAACACGCCCTTGTTCTTGTCTGCTAGGTACAGACCTAGACCAACTGCTACGTCGATGCAACGAGTTGCACCGCTACCGCCTACTGAGCAAGTCATTGACCCACTTACGTCGACGATAGGCAGGATACTTGCGTCACCTACATAGTTTGGCAGAGCCTCCCACTGTGCCTTAACATGATCCTTTTCAGTCTTGTCAAAGCTCTTGTAGGCATGAGCAATACCCTTTAGTACGTCATGTGGGTAGATCGCATCGGCGTTAACCTTTACAGTCTTATCACCACTGACCAACTTGGCCACATATTCTGCGAATGCAGGAGTGTGACGGTTGAATGCCTTCTTGTAGTTGCGAGCAGCCACAGAAGGAACATGACTAAAGTTGATGTTGTCCCAGTCGTTAGCACACATCTGTGTTTCAACAACCTTGGTAAGAGCCACAAGACTCTTACGGTATTGCTTTGGAGTCATTCCGAAGAATGCTCGGATTTCAGCCGCAACCTTACCCTTACGTGGAGTCCACTTAGCGGCAAGGCCATTCTTAGCACGTAGAGCATCGCCCAACATTGCATAAGCGGCTGACTTTAGTGCAGGAGTGGTAAAGACAAAGATGTCGTCCCAACGTCCCACTTCAGGAATCT